TGAGGCGCTAAATATCCATATCGCAATTGTTCACCATGTGAGAAAGCCGCCGCAGGGTGGCGATGAATACGTCCCGACGCGATTTGACGTTAGGGGCGGTAGCACGATCACCGACCAAGCACACCTGCTGATGATTGCGTGGCATAACAAGATGCGTATCCGGGCCAAGAGAAAGATCGAGGACAACATCCCGCTGACTGACAGAGAGGCTGCGGAGTTGGAGGATGGCTGTGACTTCAAGATGATTGTTGCCAAGCAGCGACACCATCATTGGGAAGGCACGATTGCTTTGTATGAGGGCAAAGGGCAGACATTTAAGCGGTCGCACAGCGCCCCGAGCATAAGGGTCGATATACCAAGGAGGCAGGGATGAAATGGGAGTCTGAGCAAGTGGGCGGCAGTCACTACAAGACGATGAAGATTCAGCCGCTAGAATATGCGCTAGAAAATGGGCTTGGCGTGTGTGAACACGCGGTGGTCAAGTACGTGTCTCGCTGGAAGACAAAGGGCGGCATACAGGATCTTGAGAAGGCGCGGCATTACATCGACATTCTTATTGAGAGGGAGATTGCCCGTGGACAACGAAGATAAGGAGTTTTGGTGTAAGGCCGGTCTTGCAGCGGAGGGGGATTTTTTAGTTTCTGGCGGTGTGAAGGGATGGGGTTTGTGTTTCAACCCGCTCAAAAGTGATGATCCATACACGCACGATTATTTTGGGATGTGCCAGATAGATATCAAGACAATTGAAACGCAGTGGAGAAAATCCGAGTTGTTGTTTGGCATCCCCCCCGAGAGGGCCATCTCAATAAACTGCAAAGATTTCCGTAGGTACGCAAAGCTGTACCCGAACATACTGATACTTTGCAATGTGACATGGCAGAACAGTGTTTACTTATTGACGATCGACAGGGCAAGGAGGTTAGTAATGGAGGGTAAGGCAAAAACGCACATCTACCAAAACAGGGTAAATGACACCAAGGGAAACGCCAAAGACTCTTACATTTTCGATACGGCAGATCTGGACAGGCTCAATGTCTGAGTTCTGGCTGGTTAAAGACAAGGCGCAGTTGCGTCAGCGCATTAAGTTTTTTGAGGACTTCCTAGAGCATGAGTGGAATTGGGAATACCCAGTTGAGTGGAAGGTAAAGCGATATGTGGCAAAGCGGTCGCTATCTCAGAATGCGCTTTTCCATTTGTGGTGTCGGGAAATGGCTGATCACTTTAGATCAAAGGGTGCGGATATCACTGAAGAAAAAATGAAAGAGCTGATAAAATACAAGCTGTTAGGTACGGAAGATCGGCAGATCAACAACACGGTCATCCCGGCTCAGGTGCGAGAAACCAGCGGGTTAGACCGTGGCGAGATGATGGAGTTTATGGACGGTGTAATGGAGTGGGCAATGGATCACGGTGTAATGCTGACCTGCCCGCAGGACTCGGAGTACATGAAACTCAAGGGGGGATAGCATGGAACATCCGTTATTGGAGTTTTGCTCAACACAAAAACAAAGAGAAGTGATCGAGCTTTGCTTCGTGCAGGGTCTGTCTCAATACAAGGCGGCGGAGGCTTTAAGTAGCACCCGTCAGGCTGTTAAGCACCATATTCAAACTGTACGGCGGAAGGCTGCAAAGCAAGGATACAGCCCAGAGCACAATTGGTTTAGGCCAGTGCCAGATGGTCACAAAATTAAAGGCGTATCCACGTTTTACGACGAGCTAGGCAACCCGATCAGGCAATGGGTTAAGTCTCAGACCGACGAGCAGCGCCAGTTTGAGATCCTTGTTGAGCGGTTAGAGAAGGCGCAGGAGGGGCTAAAACCATTCAAGCCTGTTGCTGCCCCAAAGTCATCCGATGAGGATTTGCTGACGCTACTAACGATTACGGATTTCCACCTCGGGATGTACGCATACGAAGCTGAGACAGGCGACGACTGGGATGTAAACATAGCTCGGGATGTTTTTCTCAACTCAATAAACGACATGATAATGGCGTCGCCAAAATCAGGCACTGGCGTCCTGTGCCAGCTAGGGGACTTCTTGCACTGGGACGGGATACTTAGCGTCACCCCATCTAGCGGTCACATACTCGATTCCGACACGCGCTACGGCAAGTTGGTAGAGATGGCGATGTCTGTCATGACTGAAGCGGTCAAGATGATGCTGAAGAAGTTTGACAAAGTGGTGGTGGTGTCTGCGGAAGGTAATCACGATATATCAGGGAGCATCTGGCTACGAAAGCACATTAAGCATTTGTTTGCTAACGAGCCAAGGCTTGAGGTGATTGACAATGACTTCCCCTATTACGCCTACCTGCATGGCAAGACTATGCTGGGTTTTCATCACGGGCATAAGGTAAAAATGGCGCAGCTACACAAGCTGTTTGCTAGTGAGCCGCGTTTTCGGTCTATGTGGGGCAAGGCTGAATTCTGCTATTTGCACACAGGGCATTATCACCATGAGAGGGTTGTGGAAGACGGTGGAGCTATCGCAGAGCAACATCCAACACTAGCGGGCCGGGACGCATACGCGGCAAGAGGTGGCTGGGTGTCTCTGAGGGGCGCAAAAGTAATTACCTACGACAAGAATGATGGCGAGATCGCCAGAATAACAGTGAGGCCGCGTGTATGATTCCGGTGTTTAAGGTTCCTATGGGAAAGGGCGAGGTTGCGTTGCTGACATCGACGGTCGGCGCTGCCATGCCAAACCCAGCCAACAAAAACATCACAGATGTCTACACTGACACGTTCCCGGAGGGGATCACCGTGGACATATCGCTGACTGACTTTGTGCGGGTGTGGCTGACCTGCTTATGTTGTGAGCTTGAGGAGCTAGAGGGGGAGATGGAGTACATCATCTCGGATGCTAGTTCGGAGTTGCATTAGGCGATCATTAAACAAAATGGAGAGGGTTATGAAAGAGGCGCATATCAGCGAGTTTGAAACAAAAAGAAGCGGCTTTACCGGATGCCGCGAATGCGGGCGTGTATTCACAGGTACGGAGGCTTTTGACATACACCGAGTAGGGGAGCATGGGGTAAACAGATCGTGCGTCACAGACCCTCTGACAGTGGGCCTACGGCTAGATGGAAAAGGCAGGTGGCTGAAGGACAGGGGCAATCGCGGTGGCGATTAAGCGAGACGCGGCAGACATTTGGTTCAGCAAGGCGGTGCGAGCTAGGGATGGCAAATGCCTAGTTTGCGGCAGAGAGGACACACTCGAAGCCTGTCATATATACGGCCGAAGAAATAAGGTTGTGAGATGGTCAGCCGATAACGCGTTTGCCATGTGCCACTATCATCATCGAGTGATGACCGAGAACCCTCTGGAAATGTCTCGCCTTTGCTATCAATTGTTTGGTGATGGTCACATGGAAATTTTGAGGGAGAAGGCTCGGGGTCATATGAAGACCAACGCACAGCTGAGGCGAGAGATAGCCAAGCATTATCGGGAGGAATTGAAGAAGCTAGAGGCAGATCCTGACTACAAATTAATTTCATTCAATTAGCAAAAAGGGGTGTACGCACACACATATTAGTGTACTATCTGTCTTGTAGTATCAATTAACACATACCTCGGAGGGTATCAGAATGAACTTGAATAACTACGTTTGCACCAAGCTGGACGCAATGGAAACGCGCCGTGGAATCTCTTGGGAGGCTATTATCACTACGCCAAGTGGCGGACAGTCAACCGCTGAGGATAGGGGTGACGGTGGCATGGTCATGTTTGGCACGACACCGGAGTTCCAGCAAGAGCTAGAGGATTTGCAGGCTTTCGTTGCCAAACAGCTTGAGTACCCAGAAGGGCTGGGGCTTGCGATGTCAGCGGTTGATGTGGGCCAGAGCGTTCAGCATGGGATTGATCAGGTTGCGGCTTTGCTATGAGGTACGGCTCAGTATGCTCTGGCATAGAGGCCGCGACCATGGCGTGGCATGGTTTAGGATGGGAACCCGCATTTTTTTCTGAAATAGAACAATTCCCGCGCGAGGTGTTGGCGCACCATTACCCCGAGGTTCCATGCCACGGTGATTTCACCACTATCGGAGAGGATGATTATGGATCAGTTGGACTTCTTGTCGGAGGAACCCCCTGCCAATCATTCAGCATCGCCGGACTTAGAGGCGGAATGGATGATGAGCGCGGTAACTTGGCACTCGAATTCATTAGGCTTGCTCAACGCAAGAGGCCACAGTGGGTGGTCTGGGAAAACGTCCCCGGCGTCTTGTCATCTAACGGAGGACGGGACTTTGGCTCCTTCCTCGGGGCGCTGGCTGAAATCGGGTATGGGTTCGCCTACAGAATTTGTGACGCTCAATACTGGGGAGTGGCCCAGCGACGCCGTCGTGTCTTCGTTGTCGGATACCTTGGAGACTGGAGACGTGCCGCAGCGGTTCTTTTTGAGCGCGAAAGCTTGTCAGGGAATCCTGCGCCGAGCAGAGAGGAGGGGAAAAAAGTTGCCCCCGCTGTTACTACAGGCCCTCCTTTCAGTCGCACAGGAAACGAGCGAGTAGAGTGCGAGGCCATTGTGCCGATGACATTCGCTGGCAACAAACAAAGCGATGTGGCGGCAACCTTGGAGACCACCTGCCACGAATACAGTCGGGCTGATGGCTTCAACACGGTGGCCTTTGCGCCAGTAACGGCTAACTGCCTCAGCGCCAGCCCATCTAGCAACAGTAGTCCAAATGTTGCTAGCGGTCAGGGTGATGTTGTGGCGTTTTCTGCCTACAACCAGATGGCAGAGGCGGAAGATGTTTCGCAGACGGTAGCCGCGAGGTCGGACATGGATGCGGCGAGCTGTGTGGCCTTCCCCTCTAACGCCAACGCTGACGCAATGGGCGCTCTGGGTTATGACGTTAGCCCGTCAATGCTCACGTCTGCCTCGCCTGCGGTGGCGAAGGGCATGGCAGTCAGACGCCTGACACCAACTGAGTGCGAGAGGCTGCAGGGATTCCCTGACGGCTTCACGCAGATCCCGTACCGCAACAAGCCAGCAGATAAGTGTCCAGACGGGCCGAGGTACAAGGCTCTGGGTAACTCTATGGCTGTGCCAGTGATGCGCTGGATCGGTGAGCGGATACAGCAGGTTGATAGCTTATGACTGAAGCAGAACACTACAGGGCAAAGTATGTTGCGTACCGCGCCCTATGCTTTTCTCTGATCACTCGGCTTGAGGATGATGAGCATTTAATGCGTGACTTGGTGCAAGAATTTCGTACACTACAAGAGTCGCCAGAGTACGGAGACAGTAGGTGGAAGGAGAAGCATGGCATCCCATTCGACTGAGCCAGTAAGTGATGAGCGCCTTGAGACGTTCATCAAGAAGAAGTATGGCTGGCAATCTCTTTTGCCGTCAGAGCAAATGTCTCTGGCGGTTGAAGTAATGCGACTGCGCTACCTGATGGGCAAGCAGTTTGAGTTCATCAGTGAGTCGCTGGAGCATAAAAAAGCGGCCCGGGAGTATCGGGATCTGATATGTAAAACGTCCTACGGAGGGCATCATGAAAGCGATAATGGATCTAATGAGGGATATGCCTGAGCACATTGTGTGGCTGTTAATCGTCGCTGTTGCGGCTGGCTACTTGTATGTGGGCAAGGCAGACTTTGACGAGGTTGTGGCGGCAGACGAGAATTATTGCCACATGGTTGAAGTGTACAAGCAGACTGACGGCGAGAACGGCTGGCCTGCGTACAGGGGGGAATGCTAATGGCTAAGTTTGTTGGGATTCTAACCGCTGACTTTTTTTGCGCTGAAGGCTCTGTAACGCTGTATGACGACATCTTGGAGCAAGACGGCATATTCTTACTGGATGTTATTGGGGATTGGATTGGAGAACTACAAACCATTTACAATCAAGTCCACGCGGCAGAGTACGGCCCCAATGATGAAGACGCGGATGATGGCTAATGTGGATCACACCGTGGGATGATGATGACGTTCGCATCGCGCTACAGGCGGCAACGCAGATGGCAGAGCGATGGGGTGAAGACATGGCGATCATGGGTGATCTGTCGGTCAAGCCGTTGCGGGAGGTTGAGGGTACTCCGCTTGAAATTGTGAGGTGTCCAGCAGCTTTAAAGAAGGTCGCCAATAAGCGATAATAGATAGGTGGGATTTGTCGGTTTTACTCCGGCCCCTCCCTCCGGCGGCGAGGCGTAGCGTCGTGTATAGGCCAGATACGAAAGGGGCCATCTAACTCATAGAGAGTAGTATCTGTCCGTCTACGTCACCATTTGGGGAATGGGAATGCAGCAGTTGCTGTCGATACAGTGGTATCCGGTGGCTTTCGGTGAGATGCCAGATGCCGAGGGCACTTATCTCGTTGCGTTCTCAGATGGATCAGTAGAAAGCTATCCTATGGACGCTAAGGACATACAGGATGGCGAGATACACTGCGGTACTGCCGTAGGTGAGTGGTGGGCAGCCAGTCCGCCGCATCCTGAGCGGTCAGATTTTATGCTAGATATCAGTGAGTTGATTGAAGAGTGAACAGTAGGAAGGGCATACCAAATCGCAATAAGCGGTTCCTGTTAAACAGGTTGCAGGATATGTATGGGGATGACTTTCACCCAATCATGCGTATGGCAGAGCAGGCCGTGAGATTGCATGAGCGGGCAGAGACTGGCGACACTGCTGATATCAAGGCCAGCATAGATGCGTGGGATAAGATCGCTGCGTACACTGAGCCTAAGCTGAAGGCTACCGAGGTTGATCTAACGACCAGTGACGGCAGTATGTCGCCTACGGTTATTGAACTGATACCGCGACTCCCCGATGACGAATATAGCGACGATTGAACTACCGCCAAAGCTGATCGAGTTATTCAGTGGTGAGGCGAGATATCGTTGCGCTTATGGTGGTCGTGGTTCTGGGAAGAGTCGCTCTTTTGCAATCATGGCCTGCGTCAGAGGTTATATCTGGGGTCAGCAGGGCCGCTCGGGACAAATACTGTGTGCCCGTGAGTTCATGAATAGTCTGTCTGATAGCTCGTTTGAGGAGATCTCAGGGGCTATCAAGACGTATGACTGGCTGGCTGAGTATTACGAGGTTGGTGAGCGATATATACGCTCTAAAGACGGCAACATTGAGTTCACCTTTGCCGGTCTGCGTAGGAACCTAGACAGCATCAAATCTAAGGCCCGTATACTGCTCTGCTGGGTCGATGAGGCGGAGACGGTATCTGCTACTGCGTGGGACAAACTCGACCCCACAATCCGCGAGGAAGGCTCAGAACTATGGGTATCGTGGAACCCAGAGAGCAACCTGTCAGCCACGCACCAGCGGTTCCGTAAAGACCCGCCAGAAAGCAGCAAGATCGTGGAGATCAACTGGCGCGACAACCCATATTTCCCCAAAGTGCTGGAACTGGTGCGGAAGAATGACTTTGAGAAGCGCCCAGACAACTACGATCACATCTGGGAAGGCGCATTCCTAACCCACCATGAGGGCGCGTATTACTCGCTAGAGATGCGTGACGCCAACGCTCAGGGCAGGATCACCGCAGTTCCGTATGAGACTGGCTCCCCAGTCATCACCGCATGGGACTTAGGGATAGGCGATACAACGGCAATCTGGTTCGCCCAGATGATTGGCCCTGAGACGCGCCTGATCGACCACTACGAGGCGTCAGGTGTGGGCCTAGACCATTACGTTAGGGTGTTGCAGCAGAAGGGCTACATCTACGACCAACATATCCTGCCGCATGATGTCAGGGTGCGGGAGCTAGGGTCAGGCAAGTCACGGCTAGAGACTCTACAGTCCCTCGGGCTGAACAACATTCAGATAGCGCCGCAATTGAACGTAGATGACGGGATACAGGCGTCACGGTCTCTGCTGGCAACGTGCTGGTTCGACGCTGAGAAGTGCGCTCACGGCATTGACGCGCTGCGGGCATATCACCGTGAGTATGACGATAACAACCGTGTTTGGAAGGGAAGGCCAGCGCATGACTGGTCGAGTCACTCAGCAGACGCATTTAGGTATCTAGCGGTGGGGTACAGGAAGACATCAAACTGGGGTGATCCTATACGCCGTAACCTACGCGGCATAGCGTAATACACTAGTGTTTGCGATCTGGAGGGATGCGTATGACATTCAAACTAAACGAACCATCGTGCATTAGCTTTAGCGGAGGCCGAACCAGCGCCTATATGCTGTGGCGCTTCATCGACGCCAATGACGGCTTGCCTGATGACTGCATTGTGACCTTTGCCAACACTGGCAAGGAGGCAGAGGAAACGCTGGAGTTTGTCAGGGATTGCGGCAAGTATTGGGACGTTCCGATTGTCTGGCTGGAGTACCAATGGGCAGAGAAAACTAAGGATCGCTTCAAGGTTGTCGATTTTGATACGGCGGCAAGGGACGGCGAGCCGTTTGAGGAGGTCATCAGGATTGCCGGGATTCTACCCAATCCTGTTGCGCGATTCTGTAGCTTAGAGATGAAGGTTAAGACGATTGGTCGCTACCTATTTAGTATTGGCTTGGTCGAAAAGATCAGTCATGGTGAGACGTTCAGCATCGTTGGCATCAGGGCTGATGAGCAACGTCGAGCCGCCAAGATAGAGCCACACCGTAGGCCATTGGTTGGCGCTGGCGTCACAAAAGAGACGGTAAGCCAATTCTGGGCAGAGCAACCGTTTGATTTGAAGCTACCAAACCACGGCGGAGTAACCCCTCACGGTAACTGTGACCTGTGCTTTTTAAAGTCTAGCGGCCTCATCAAATCATTGGTTGAGGAGAACCCAAGCCGCGCTGACTGGTGGGCAAGGATGGAACGAGAGGTGGCCGCTTCGGGACAGTCTGGCGGCGTATGGCGACAAGACCGCCCCACTTACGGGCAGATGCAAGTGATTGCAAGAGAGCAGGGCCAGCTTGATTTGGCTGGGGATGAAACAGTGCCATGCTTCTGTGGTGATTAGCCTAGCGATGGTATAATGGAAGCTCTTATTATCGGTAGATATCATGGGCCTTGTTGACTTACTCCGGCTGCTGCGACCAGAAGAGGTCGCGGAGCGCATAGCATCTGGCAAGCTGGATATGAGGCCGGAGGCTGTCGCAGAGCGTCGAGAGGCGCTCTTCCCCGATACCTTCTACTCTGGATCTACAAGCCCAGACATTCTTGAGAACCTACCAACTAACATGGCCCCACAGTACCTGTGGGCGTCAAAAAGCCCCGCGTTAGCTGCAAGCTATGCAGGGAGAAGGCTGAATAGAAGACCGGACGAAGCGCCCACAATATATCCTCTAGCCGTCAATACGGAGGGCTTTGATAGGGTATTAGGCGGCGGCGCAACGTGGAATACGCTACGAGATCCGACCGTACTGCGCGGCTCAGAGCGTATTTCAATGGATGGTATGGATACTAACACCGAGGAGTTGATCGACTTTTCATACGAGTCGGGCGTTCCGGGCATCTTGTTCCAAGACATTATTGATCCCGGCCCATACCAGAAGTTAATGAATTTAGGCGTCCCTAGCGCATCTGGCGGCAGGGCAAGTCAGCGCGAGATTGATGAGTTCCTGCGAGAGCTAGAGAGCAATCCGCCGCTTAATATGGCTGTACCCGATACCACTAGGGTTAGGGCGAAGTATGGAGCCGCATTCGATCCTGACTACACCGGCCCCAACATTCTTGGCGGGGCTGCGCTGCCCGCAGTCGCTGGCCTACTAGCCGCTGGGCAGTCTGACGATGCCGATGCTGGCTTTGTCACCAAGGGCGGCAAGACCCTGCTGGAGGCATGGCACGGCTCTCCCCACAAGTTTGACAAGTTCTCAATGGATTATATCGGTACTGGCGAGGGCGCACAGGCTTATGGGCATGGGCTGTACTTTGCTGACGCTCAAGACTTGGGGAGAGGATATAGAGAAGCCCTATCTCCCGCTCGGGGCGCTGACGACAACTACATAAAGAGCCTAGAACCCGGAAATCAAGGTGGCGGGAATTGGGCGCTTTATGACAAGGAGACCGGATACCTAGACACTGAGATGCCCATGTTTAAGAGCGAGGCAGAGGCTCAAGAGTTTATAGACAACCCGCCAACAGGCGCCCTTTACCGCGTCGAGATAGACGTAACCCCAGAGTCCCTGCTTGATTGGGACAAGCCGCTGAGTGAGCAACCGCGAGCTATACAAAAGATAGCGGCAGAGGGCGTCCCTGAATTTCAGGGTTTTATTGATGAGCTTGCAGGCATAAACCCAGAAGCCG